AAAGAAAGCAAGGATGGCAGGAGGGTCAATCAATGAGTAGTATTCTGGACGAGGGGCAGTCCTACGCAAGCAGGTTTCGCAACCTTCGCGCCAGCCGGAATCCGCACCATCCTCAACCCATTCGCCATTGCATCTTGTTACGTCATTTGGTAGTTTGTTCATTTTGCAAATTGCGAATAATTTGGACTTGCAGAATTTCTTTAGTATCCCAATAATCAGGATTCCCACCTAGGTTGATTTCCCAAAAATCAAGAATGTCTTGATCCACAAAATTAAGAGATGGATAGTTTTTGTATTTAAGTTCTTTGTTTTTCATACATCTGTGCAGGGTTATTGTTCCATTCCTTGAGTTGTCATCCCACCCATTTCGGCAGGTGCTGTTCCGATCTTACCGATCTCGGCGTTCTGTGCCTGTTGTAGCTGGAACTGATACTGTTCGGCGTATTTCTGCAAGCGAGCAGCGAAAGCCTCGTCAGACTGCGCCCTAGCCGCAACATCGGGTTGCTGGACGTAAGCCTGAACAAGCTGCATAGCAATCTGTGCGCCATTCGGTTGAGCAGGAACTTCGATACCGGCGAATATCTTGGCAAGGTCATCAGTGACGTTCTTCTGAACTTTCTGCTGAGATTCTTCCGCTGGTTGCAGAACGTAATCCGCAAAGATTGGATTGATCGAGGAAGCCGCAAATTCAAGCAGCTTGTTTACATCCATGATACCGTTACGATCCAACTGAACCAACTGAACCATATTCTTCAACTGAGTCTCGGCTGTGTCTGGGTCATTTGACAAGGAATCAAACGAAACCATAATCGAAAAGTCCTCATCGGGACTGCCCTTTGTCATCACTTGCGGGTTGGGATTTCCCGTCACTTGAAAGAAAACTTCATCCGGACCCATTCGCTGATACAGCTTCCAAGCCATCGTAAGCACGTCCTTCACATGGTCTAGGAACTTGCCGATGTAGTATTGCTGCCGCGCCGCCGAAAGGGAATTTTCAAGATCCAAACCAACAGCACGATCAGCTTGACTACGCATCGAAAGCTCGCTTTCAACAGAACCATCATCACGCGGAGGAATCGGACCGAAAGCAATTTCACCCAAACGCCGATACGGGCATCTGCGACCTGGCCCCCAATCAGAAGGAGGACGTCCAGCAGGGTGCATAATAGGAGGTAGAGTTGCGAGAGACGCACGATCAATGCGGCTGTCACGCTCTGTCTTAATTTGCATCTGTGGACCACGGAGAATATCTGAAAAAGTCTGAACCTCATACATTCGTTTCTGGTCATTGGCTAGGCGGGTGACCACGAACGGGTAGTCATCGTATCCATTCAGTAGCTCATGCTTGGCGTATTCTTCTGTCTGGGGATGGAATACGGTGCAATAAATACCCTCGGAACCATCCTCTTCGTCAATCAAACGCTGATACGCATAGACAACCATCACCAAGTCATTATCATCGGTGATTGGAAGGCGTGTCTGAGTCTTGACCTTCTCTCCGTCGAGATACATAGAGTCTTTTCCACGAAGGTTTTTGATGGCGTTTTCCACCCATTCTTTATCCCAGCCTTCGTTCGTCACCTTCTTCTCAAGCTCCTGCGCTGTGAGGAAGGTGCGCCAGAACATGTAAGGGGCGCGTTGTGGGTCTGAGATGTAAGACGGGAACATTACCTCGCCATCAGGGGCGCAAGCATAAACAACCGGAGAATCAACCGTTTGACGAGGAAACGGGATTTCCGCCACGCCCATTTTACGCAGGTCTTTGATTGCTTTCTTTGCCCTCTTGGTGGAAAGGTCAGGAAATGACTGCTGAATCAAATCAAGCAACATCTCGTCATCTTGCCCACTAAGAATCATCTCTACAAGGTCAGGTGAAGCCTCTTGAATCTGCTCTAGGCTTACACTCTGGAGATAGGAACGCTTCTCACGATTCCAGCCAACGTAAGAAACCATGATTCCCTTCTCCATCAGGTAGTTCCCGCCAAGCTCCATCTGCCGCTTGAAGTCGGGGATGTAGGAGGAACGCATCCATTTAAGGAAGCCAGAAACAACCGCCGCCTTGGGCATTGCAGCCATCGAAGTCGGAAACGCCTTGATGTGGGAACGCTGGAGAGCTTGGTCAAACAGCGCAACATACATGTCAATGCGCTCGCCAACTACGTTCACTTCTTGGTCGGAAGCTCCCTGCCACGGAAAAGCATTTGCACCGTTCTTGCGTAGGTCGTCCGACTTCCCATCCCAGATATTCCTACGGTCATTGTAGGAGCGCAAACAAGACTCAAAGTAGTAATCCAGATCAATCAAGCAGGTGTCGTAAGCATCTGCCAACGCACCAATATCCGGCTTCTTGTCTAGGTAAACAAGGGACTCATCTTCTATTTCTTGAACTGGATTCATGGTATGTATTGGTAGTAGTCGCCAAGGTCTGAATCGACAAGGATAACACTAACTTCCTTTCCAATCAAGCGTTTTGACATCTGAGCAGAAACTTTGACATTTACCGCAAAACCGTCGATCCTGCCGCGCATCCATGTCGGGTTGTTGCAAGCCCCTAAAATCACCGCTTTCAAAGGCGTTTCCGGCAATTCGACAACAGGCTCCACAACCTTTGCGGGTCGTCCTCTCTTTTTTGGTTCTTTCATACTGCTTTTAAAAATTGGTCCCCCCAACCATTTGGGAACTCAATGCCACATTGAGCCTTAAGGTATTTAATAGTCCTAATTGTCATATCTAAATAATCCTGACCATATTTAGTTAAATCATCTAGCATATCATTAGTTGATTTAAACTCACGACCAAAATAAATATCCGGCGAGTTAGGAGGTCTTAATTCTTCAGTTTTAAAATCAAATTTGTTAAAGTTATCGTAAAATGGGTTTAAGCAAAAAATATGTCCAAAATGATTTATTGCTTTAACTTGAGCATCATACCAACTAAATGGACATTCGCCATCTCTAAATGTCCACAACGCATTAGGATTGTAGTCATCTAGCGTTATGCTGTTTGACGCTTCCAATATTTCCTTCTGTCGTTCATCACTTGTAAGTGGATGACGTTCTCTGTATTCACGTTCTTTTTGTTCTAAGAGTTCTTTTATTTCTTTTGTGTATTTCATTTTGCTTTTGGTCAGTATCCTCCAGACCCTTGAGTTGTAACCAAACTGACGGAATTGTCAACATGATCTATTCCGGCAATCGCAGCGTAGCGCAAAACGTCAATCGGGTCTTTCCACGCCTCCTTTAATCCGCCATCTCCCGTGTATTCTGACAACGCTTGGATGATGTTCTCGCAGTCGGAACTGATGTAAAAGTGCGGGCGGTTGACAGAATCCAACGGCTTAGACGTATCCCATGCCATTTTCCCGATCAATGCTTGCAGCCCGTCGTCAATATCCAGCCCCGGTGCAGGGATGCAAACCATTCCCGCATCATTCAAATCTTCGATGATTGATGATGAACCGTCCTGAACCTGATACTTTGCCGCACCAAGTCGAGGGTCAATCAACCGCTCGAAAATTTCTTCATCTTCTTCTACGTTCTCGATAAGCTCAATGTAGTCACGGATACCGTAGCCTTGCCCCTTAGCTCCTTCTCCCGGCATCCATTTACCATTCCTCCACTCCGCCCAGTCGCCCACGTCAACCCCAGGCCATTCGCGGTAAACCCAAAATGTCCCCGTCTCGTCCACGGCAATCCAGCACATGAACCAGTTCTTTGATCCAGCAGGGTCGATGATATGATACCGCGTGATGTTGCGAGTCGGTATCTTGTCCGGTTCCACCACGTTGACCACCTTGTTGAATTTAGGGAACTTGGTAGCGTGTGACTTCATCGGCACACCGTATGCACGAATCAGAATCTCTTCTCGCGTTCTGCCTTTCAGCGTTTCCTTAATGCGCTCATATCCACCGAAAGCGTTGTCTTGCGAGTGGAAGTAATGCACGGACGCATTCAGCTTCTTTGACTTCTGGACATAGGGAACAAGCTCGTTATTCAGAAGCTCTGCCTTTCTGCTTTCAATAGTTGTTGCGCCGTCCAAATACTCTTTAATCACCTCAGTCCACCCGTCGATAGGCGTGAACGTCACCAGCATCTTTGAGTTACGAGTTGCAAGCCGGAATCGCAACGTGTTTATCAGTTCGGGACCAAGAAGGTATTCATCAAGCCATACCCCGATATTGTGCCAGACTGGATTCCTAGAACCAAGTTCCGCGCCTTCTAGGATAGTCGGATTGTTCTGATATTGAGAATACGTCTTGAAGATAATCTGTGAACCGTTCGGCAGGATCAGCGACGAATCAGTGAATCCCGTTTTCTTCTTGTAGGAAATGTAAGCGTTCGCGCTAGTAAACTTGGTCTTTAGAGACTCTGGCAACCAAGCCCACACCGCGCTTTGCTGCTGGCGGATGGATACCTCGGACGTTTGGGCGAAACAGAATATCTCGGAGTTAGGATTCTCCACGGCAGCACGGACAACGGAGAACGCACCCCATTGAGTTTTCCCGCTCCTGTTGCCGCCGAGTGCTAGAATTTCATTGACTTCGTAAAGTTGCTCCTCCGCCTTCGTCCAGTGAGGCAAGCGGAACCCATACTCATACGGGTCTTTCTCCGCGTTCTCAATCGCTTCGTGGTAGATACGATGGATAGACAACACCTCTTCTGGTGTCATCTGAACCAGTTCCTCGTCGGACGGCGGGGTAAGGATTTGATGCGTTCTCCAAATCATACAACTTCTGCTTCAATCACCTTGCCCTTGGCGATGCGTGACCTTGCTTCGTTAATCAGATTGGCAGCATCATCCAGACTCGCGCCCTTGCGATGCTCTACCACGGTAGTAGCCATTCCGGTCAGTTGAGCGGCTTTATCGGTCAAGATTCCAACCGTGATTGCCAGCTTCTCTGGAGAAATCTTGGCAAGGCTGTCTGGATCGTCAAATAGCTGAGTGGCGCGTTCAAACAGCAAATCGGTGTATTCCTGTGCGGCGATGGCGTAGCGCATGGAAAACTCCTTCCGCTTCGTCTCTAGGGTATCGTTGTGCCGCCACTCCAACCCACGGATAACATCACGCCCGATTCCTGTTTTCTTAGAAATCTCGGTTATCCTTGCGCCTTGAGATAAAAGGAACAACGCCAACGCTGCCTTGTGTGGGGCGTAATGCTCTACGTTATTGCGGGAGAGAGACTTGGCACGTTCACGCACCTCAAGGAACCACTCGCTTTTGTCAGGGCGGTCGTCGTAGTAGTTCTCTTTGAACTTCTCTAGTTTTTCGTCACTCATTTTGGTTGGTGCTAGGATTGAAACCTATTTTCCTCCCAAGTCCAAGCCTTCTTTTTCCTCAAACTCTCTGACTGCTTTTTCTAATTCAACAGAAAACTCAGG